CAACTTTGCCTAATGTAGATAGAGCCTTTGTTGTCATTCCTGGACCACAAAATGTAGACTTTGAAGATCAAATATCTGAAGAGTTAAGTAAAATAGGCAGGGTAGTTCTATTTATTACTGGAGATGAAAGCGCTACGTTTAAAATTGATAAAATAAAACATGATAATATTGAAATTTGGATTCAATACCCTCATAGAAAACACTCACAATATAATAAATTAGCATTGGGTGTTCCACAACATTTATCAAATAATTTACCACAGTACCAAGATAAATCGTATGATGTATTTTTTTCAGGACAGATAACTCATCAAAGAAGACAAGAACTTGCTGTGGTTATGCCCAACATCCCTAATTCTTTTTATAATCCAACTACTGGGTTTGCAGAAGGATTAAAGCCAAAACAATACTACGACAAAATGTTTTTATCAAAGATTGTTCCTTGCCCTAGTGGGGCAATAGTTATTGATTCATTTAGATTTTATGAAGCAATTGAAATGCTTTGCTTACCAATAGGAGATAAATTAGATTCAAAAATGCAACGTACAGATTTTTTTAATTTTTTATTTCAAGGTGAGCACTCAATAAATACTGTTGAAAATTGGCAAGACCTTCCTAAGTTATTACCTGAATTATTAAATAACTATACATCTGAAATGCATCAAGTAGTTTGCTGGTGGATTAAATATAAAAGAGATTTGTTTAATGAGTTAATGAGGCAAGTAAATGCATAAAAGAGATATAACAATTGTTATGGCTACATCTGTAATTTTAGATCACCCAAGCACAAAGATGATAGAACAAACTATTAGTGATATTCGTGTTCATTTTCCAGACAATGAAATTATTATGCAAATAGATGGTCTTAGAGAAGAACAACAAAACCGTAAAAAAGATTACGATGAATATAAAAATCGCATTTTGTGGAAGTGTTTACATGAAGATAAGAACATCCTACCCTTTATATTTAAAGAGCATAGTCATCAAACTAACATGATGCGTCAAACAATTACTGAAGTTAAAACACCTCTATTACTTTATATTGAAGGCGATGCTCCTTTAACTCCAGACATGCCAATAGACTGGGATAAGTGTTTGGATATGTTTGAATACAACAAGGCAAATACTATTCGTTTTCATTATGAAGCATTCATACCAAAAGATCACGAACACCTTATGTTTGGTTTAGAAGATGGGTTTATGAAAACCATACAATGGAGTCAGCGACCACACCTAAGTAGAAAAAAATATTACAAAGACATTGTACTTCCAAGATGTAAAGATAAATTTTTTATAGAAGATACGTTTCATGGAGCAATTCAAGATGATATATCTCCATACGAAGTATTTAATCAAGAAGGTTGGGATATGCATAAACTTTGGATTTATCATCCTGAAGGCAATATCAAACGCTCTTATCACTTAGATGGTCGTCAAGGAACAAGAAAGTATACTTCTGATGATGCAACTTGGGGGTATAAAGAATGAGACTAGGAATCATAGCAAGATCAGATAACACTGGCCTTGGTAATCAGACTAGAGAGTTAGTTAATATGCTTAGTCCTGATAAGATTCTTTTAATTGACTCTACCCCGTTTAATAACAACAAACAGCATCCAGAGTGGTATGACCAATACAGTTGTATTAAGACACAGGGTTTTCCATCTGTTCAACAAATGAAAATGTTTTTAGGAGATGTAGATGTTGTATTAAGTTGTGAAACTTTTTATGATCAAAATTTTGTAAGGTTTGCAAATAGGCGGGGAGTAAAAACTATTCTTCAGTATAACTATGAACTGTTTGGTCATTTAGCAAACCCAGAACTACCATTACCAAACGTCCTACTATCTCCCAGTTTATGGCAAATTGAAACAATTCAAAGTATGTTTGGAGATAGAACAAAAGTAATTCATCTTCCACCTCCAACTACTCCTGAGTTATTTGCAACTGCAAAAAACAATAACATTTCTAAATCACACAATAGACTATTACACATTGCTGGAAAGAAAGCAGCCAAAGATAGAAACGGTACTGAAACCGTAATAAATATGCTAAAGCACTCTAAAGCAGATTATGAATTAGTTATTAGGAGTCAAAGCGAAATAGTAACCAATGTAACAGATTCAAGACTAAAGATTGAAGTTGGTAACCCAGAAAACAGGGAAGATATGTATAACGGCTTTGATGCTATGGTATTACCAAGACGATATGCAGGACTATGTTTACCAATGAATGAGGCTTTACTTTCTGGTCTCCCCGTTTTTATGACAAATGTTTCACCTAATAATCAGATCTTGCCACAAGATTGGTTAGTTGAGTCAGATTCTATAGGAACAATTAGAACAAAGGTTAGGATTAATTTGTTTGAAGCAAACAATGTCTTGTTGGCGCAGACAATTGACAAGTATATGTCTGTCAATAATAAAACTAATTACAAACAGCAGGCTTATGATTTAGGCTTTAATAACTTTGCACCAACAATATTGAAAGATAAATACCTAGAACTCATTGCTCAAATTTAGTTTTTTTATTAAACTTAGTCTTAAGTATTTTATTAAATATATTATTAAATGAACTATCCGCACTGGATAAATAGGTGTGATCATCTATGTTTAAATTATAAGACTTAAGAACCAATGGTCCAGAATTGTAAACTTTAACGTCTTCCATTTGTGTGCCACCGACATCAAACTTATTTCCATATATAGATCTCCATAAAAATTGATCTAAAAGTTCTAGGACTATCTTTAATTTTTCTTTTTCCATAATCATGGGAACGTGGAGTTCATAGTCTAGAGGGTTTTCAAAGCCTAGCGCTTTAAGTTTTTTATATGTGCCTGAAAGTTTTCTAGTGTACTGAGAGTTACCATTTAGTTTTTGATATAGATTTATTTTATCTAACAGGAAGCCACTATGAAAATTTTCTATCTTATTTATTTTTTTAATAATATAAAAGTCATCATTCATTAAGACGAATGATTGTGATATTTCTTCTGAAAAACAAATTGTTTCTAAATTTTTTACAGCATTTTTATACTTTGATTCTTTTTGTTCTACCTTTATGTAGTTTCCTGTATACCAGTCAGGCTTACCACCAACAACCCATATGGTTGCTTCTGGAAAACTCTCAACGACAGATCTAATTGAATACTTTAGTTCTTCGTTTATTCCATCTTTACATATGTATACAAAATCCATTAATCCTCATTAAAAAAAATAAAGAGGGCAAGTTTTAATTTGCCCCCTCTATTAATTAAACTACTTTTTCTTAGCAGTCTTCTTTTTTGGTGCACTCTTAACAGGCACAATCTTACCAAGAGCATCTGAAATTGCTCCTGTATTTGGCAGTACGCCAAAAGATTTGTCATTAGGATTGAGCGCTCTCAATGCAACAGGCGCTAAAGCAGCAACTAGTGCAGCCCATAGATCTTTTGGATCAGTTACGCCAGCCATGTAAAGTGCAACTACTGCACCAAGAACAGATCGTCCGTATGATGCTAGCATTGCTTTTGTCTTATCGTTTAGTATGTTATTCATTATTCCTCCTAGGATATAATTTGTGTTAGTGTTTTATAGCCAATCCATAAACCAATAATCCCTGCGACTCCCGCAAAAACTGGTGGTGCTGGTACTGGCAATTTGAATGCTGCGAACACGACACCGCATCCAAAACCTGTGATTATAGATAAAAGTATTTCTTTCATTATTTTTTTCTATCTTTTAAATAAGAAGTCAAATTTATAAATCTTGTTGATAAATTTAATTCATGTGCTGATATTTTTAATAAATCTTTTTTATTAGCCTCTCTAACATTATATTTAGTTTTTTCTCTTTTAAAAGGAATATATTGTGCTAGTGGTGTTCCTCTTGGTATAAAAATTTCTTTTTTATCACTGTGAATTAAGATTTGAATATTAATTTCATGATATACATCTGTATCTCTAACACCAGGAACTACAGAAAAGTCCTCGTTAAAGTGAAAAAATGTTGGTAGTTGATATAAAGAATACCCCTTTGTTGTAAAAACAGACCATGGTAGACGAATTTTAAAAACAAAAAATGAATCTTTATTTAAAAATTTATGATCAACATAATCTAAATATTGTTCATTTGAATGACTTTCCCAAATAAATTTTCCATCTGCTGTTGCCCACTTACCCTCTCCAGTGCTTGAGTCATAGTAGAGATGAGAA